CGTAGGCAAAGCAGATACGTCATCTAAATCAAATGACGTAGCTGAATCTGTAATACTATTAGTTAGGGCTGTGGCAACATTATTTGAAAATTTTACTAACACAATAATTCTCCCTAGGAAATAGTTACTGACCAGCTAATTGTCATGGTATCACCAGCAGCTTTATTAACAACACCAAATACCGTTCGAGCTAGCATATCGCCAGTATCTACAGTCGTGTTATTTGTAATACACGCTTCAGTTATTGCGCCGGTACCATCACCAGCTGCATACGTAGTTGCAAATGTAATAACCGCTCCTGCTACTGAGCCGCCAGAAACAGTAAGAGCTTGATGAAATACTTGGGTTTCACAAGTACTATCTCCAACAACAGCTGCAGTAGTACCTGTACCGATAGTCATCCAACCCATAACAGCATCGGTAACGCCTTGCATTCTGGATGCAATCCATTCTTTGCCTTCTGTGACTACTAGATTGTCTATATCTCTTACTTTTTTTCCATTAAGGAAAATTTTTAAATGTCCCGTAACTTTAAGTTCGTCAAATTTACGCGTCTTCATAATAAACTCCGTATCCTATTTAAATTATGTAATTGTAATTAATATATTAGTACCTGATACAGGCGTATCTCCATCTGCTAATCGTCTTGTATTAAGTGCTGAGCCATTAAGCGTTCCATTAACGTATTCAGTTATAGCATCTGATGCAATAACAGTTTCAGTAATTGCAATATTGATTGCCAGTACTAATGCGTCTGTTACGCTCTGTGTATCAGCAATATTAATACCGGGAGATACGATTATAGAATCACTTGTATTAACAATATCTGCAGGATCAGCAATGGTTTTATTAAGCGTAGCTAAGAACGCATCTGAAGGCGTAACAGTATCTGCTAGATTAAAATTCTTGCTATCCCAATCTAATGTAATATTAGCTTTGGCATCTTCCCATGTTACAACCCCACTTAATTTACTAACTAACGAGGTACCTATAGACATTAAAAATCTCCTCGAACTTTAAATTTAAGTAAATCAAAGACAGTTTGAATGCGGCCACTAACATAAGTTAATACAATTTCGCCTTCATAAGTACCGGGAGCAACATCTAGGGTAGTAAGCCCCCAAGTTGCATAAAATTCCCCGTTAGTATACGGAGCTACTTTTGTACAGACTAGAGTATCTAAAGTAGTCGTAGTTCCTAAAGCACGAAACAATACTGTAATTGTAGGATCGGAAATATCGATAAGAGCCCAGCTATCCGGGTCTTCGGGATCGAGAGTATAGCCTGCTGCAGCTGTATTTTTGTCTTTGAGTACTACGGTGATTTCAGGTTTGTCATCGCCGGCTACTAAATTAATGGTGGGGTAATATGCCATGATCTAACTCCTCTACCATTATTGACTGGAATATCCAGGTTATTTTCAGCGTAGGTAGACTATCCGCAAGAACAGCATACGGTAATCTAAAAATAAGTCAATTGATTATACGAAACCGTTCTCTTCTAATTTAAGATTTATGCTTATTTCATTATTTCCCCACATACCGGATTGAACAATCTGCTTACAGCTGGCTTCATATCTCAGATAGTAAGTGTTATTTTCGTCTTTAATATCTCCGCTAATTGAGCTGTGGGCTTGATACGAAGCGTAGTTGAGAAGAGCTTCTCTGTATACTTCATTAACTGATATGGTATTAAATACTGTCGTAGCTTTAACAGGAGCAGCTGCGTATTTTATAATAATCAAATCATGAACTGGCACGGTCTGATCAACGCCTTTAATTACTATTTTAAATGGCTCAGGCATGAGCAGCGTTACGGTGGTATCTACTTCATCAACCAGTTTAGTAGAATCGTCTCTGATATTTAATTCTTCGCGTGTATCAGCGTAATATGCATGAATCGGAACAAGAAAATTGGAAGGTAAAGTAAATTCTTCTTCATCGATCGGTGCATCTAATTCAAATGTTTTTTTGAGTAAATGAAATCGTTTATGTATAGCTAAATTAGCTAAATTTATATATCTAATAAACTTATTTCTATTTAAAGTCTGCGCTGCAGTAGGGCTCCCGGGGTTGGTAACCATATCTCCTACGCTGGCAAAAGCAAGTTTACTGCACGGTCCTGCTACTAAATCACTAATAAGTTCCGAAACTTTCATATTGCTCCCTTAGCTAAACGAAGTAGGAACTATCGCCTACTTTTTTAAGATCATTATTACCCCACATACCGTCTTCTTGAGGCTCCTCTTCAGGTTCATCATGGGGACCTACTTCACTCGGTCTCCAAGTATTCAGCTCTCCTAATTGACTAATCGAATCAAGCTGATCATCGTTCTTACTCTTGAACCCCTTAAGAGTAGCTAAAGATAGCTCCAAAAGCAACTCTGCTAATTCTTCGCTTTTTCTTAATTCCTCAGGAAACCATATTTTCTTACTTTGGAAGAGCGGAATAGCATTTAATTGGAATTTACTCATTTTGTCTTTATTGCTCTTAATTCCCAATTGGTTGCTATTTTTACCAGTAGATAACGTAAAATAATTATTTCGATATCCCATTTCATTCTGGATCCAGGAGATGAATCCACCCTGTTGTCCGTCGATCTCAATTCCTACTTCTTGCGGCTTATAATCTTGAACTAAACGAAATAATTCATCTATCGTTTCTTTCATGAGGCATTTTTTACAGAATCCATCAGTCCACAAGAAGTCGCCGTTATTATTTAAGGCCCATACGTTAATTACGCTCCAATCAGATGATTGCTTATCGCTGGTAGCGAAATCTGTGGTTATGTAGAAGTTGAAAGCGCCTTTGTTCTTAAGCACATGAATGCGCTTATACCAGACCATGTCTGAATCTTTCACCAGGCGGTCTTCCGGCGACATGATACGAAGCATGAGCTCTTGTTGGAAGGAGTCTAATTTACCTACGCCGAAAGCTTTATCATATTGGCCCTTAACATATTCGAAAGTAAATCGATCTGGCCAGGCACTTCTAAAATCTTTTTCAGCGCACGGGTAAGCTTCACAAACTGGATAAACGTTTACATACCAAACCCCCGATTCTATTGCCTTATATAGAGGATCTTTAGCATTAAATGGTGTTCCGGACCAGATTATTTTGCGTTTATTGGGATGCAGGGCGTAATCAATAGCTGAATAGACTGTATCCTCGACATTGCTAATAACCGTCTCGGACCGGGCGTCATCATCGTCAATTAAATCATCGAGTATTGCCAGGTTCGGCCGAGTATTTAATTCAACTGTTCCCCGGACACCGGTCTTGGCGCCATGGCCAGTAACGACAAATTCATTACCGTCAGCGTTCTTAAAATACCATCTGATATCAGTAAATTTGGCTTCAATAAGATATTTTTTTAGGAACACACTGCGTTGGCATCGACGCTCGATACGTAATCGCATCTTTTTAACGCCATTGTCAATACTATCAGATACGTACAGGGCGTACGGTACCGTACCAAACCCTGGAATTTCACCATACACAGCCAGATAGAGAAACAAATATTCAGCAAATATACTTGTTTTAGCGGATCCGCGAAAACACATATTAGCTGTATTCTGGTGTTTGCCGGCGATCTTGTCGACCATCTTATAATGGATGACCGGGGTCTTATGTTCCTCCCCTTTCTCGCCATTAACTAGTTTAACAAATGATATAAATTCAAGGGCAAATTGGCTAGGCACATAATTAGGATCGTCATTATAATCGATAGCATTTAGATACTCATCTACTGTCTTTTTAATCAGTTCCATCTAAATTAATATCTAAATGAAGATTAATAAAATTACCGCATTCTTCCAGCCGGCTAGTAAGTAATTTAACGTTATCGGCATTCTTTTCACACAATCCTTCCATTCCGGAATTATCTCCATCCCAATTAATGCAGTTTATACAGATCTCTTTAGATTTATCGTAAGGATTAATCATAATCCCGGACTGACAAGCATAGAAGTCCAGCTTGCCTGAGCAACTATATATTTACCTACCCAGGCAGCGCCTGCAAATCGGATAGTTGATCCCATATCTCCTACTCGAGATACTTTTAAATGCATTTGATCTCCCGGTAATACAGGTTTCTGAAAGCGTATTTTATCCATGGTGGTGACATACATTATTGCGCGACTATCTATTTCAATATCGTATTTAGCTAGCAATATGCTGGTTTGCATTAGCGCTTCTAAAATAAGAGCTCCAGGCATTATAGGATTATCAGGGAAGTGACCTTCAAAGTGGGGTTCGTTGTGCGTAACATTCTTAAGCGTGATAATACTATCGGACTTTAATTCTATGATCCGGTCGATCATTAAGAACGGATAGCGTTGAGGCAATAGATCTAAAATATTAGTTTCCAACATCGATAACCTCAGCATCTTCAATAGTCTTCTTAACTAAGATTTCACTATGCGCTATCTCTGTGGCTGAGGCCTGGCCATTCATAATCAAACTCAATTGCTGTTTAGCCAGAGCCCGGGTGGTATCACGAAGGTCTTGCAGCATATCGTTATTGTGGGTGATATCAATTTCTATTTTAGCTGCAGCAGGTGCTGCTAAATTAGTCATAAGGCTCTCAGCTGCTTTCTGCCGAACCATTTCTGATTTAGCAGTTCGCATTAGCCCTGCCTGGCAATTAATAGCTTCCTGGTATATTCCGGCGTTTAGGATATGAGTTGGGATCATGGTTTGCTCCATAATCTTCGTAATTAAGCTGTTCTTACTGTAATTGTCCGCGAAGCTGGCAATATACGAAGCACTGGCACCTCGATCTATCAGATTCTGATATCTATCCGGAAAGACCTTACTATACGCAGTAGAGGCCTTATCCCCCATTAATCGAAGGGAAACAAACTTTACTGCATTCACATATGCAGATAGAGAATGCTTACCAGTCGACAACACTGCAGCATAGTTTAAGGTATTGTCTCTAAACACCCTTCGTAGTTCAGAATCAGGCTCTGAATTAATTACATCAACAACTTTGTCAGTTACATGCTTACGAAAGCGCTTATCGGGTACAGCACCGGCTAGCATCTCTTTACTCAAGTAATCTGTCGTCTCTAACTCACATTCATTATCTGGTAAATTAGCTAACTGTTGATCCATTACGAGCCTCATTCCATTTATTAATCAAAGTATTCTGCGATGCGCCTTCACAATAACACTCGTGCGGCGATACCATTATTGTATTCTTATCTAAAAAAATAACAATATTCTTATCCACGAGTTCTTTCCAGTATTTCTGCCAGCTGCGATAATCTTTTATTTTAGATAGCCTCTTCTCAAATTTTCTCTTGTCGACCTGGTTATTCTTATCGATATTAAGCCAAAGGGGAAGAATTAGCCGAATAACTTTACTCGACACATTACATGTCGCCGAGGTCTTCTCGTCAGTATTGTAATATACAGCGCTCATGCTTCTTTTAATCCCGTAGTAGTTTGTGTATCCCACATATGCTTCAGCACATAATAACGTCTGTCATCTCCGTTATACGATACATCTGGGTTCAGCATATATTCTTTTGCCGTATATTTCCTAATTATATTATATCTTTTTAATTCTTTAATCCCTACTTTGAATTCCCAGGCAGTAATATTTGTGCTCTTAATTATGGTCTCAGGTGTGCCCTTTACTATATTTTGCTTATTAATATTAAATACAAATCTGGCGAATAACTTAGCACCCGGGGCTTCCAACATACCTCCGCCTACTACTTTAGACTCTTCAGATTGTATTTCTAATTTATTAAACATATTTATCTAAGAAAAAAATAAAGGACTGGAACTCATTAGGCCATTTGCCTTGCTTATCCACCAAATAAGCCGGCTCTGTCCGGACTCAAATGGAACCAGTCCTTTATATTAAGCCTCTACATAGTTATTTTTATGGAAC